GATTGGGGACCGGCCAGAGCGTCACTGTGGGCGCCGAGACGCCGCGCGTGACCAGCATGTTGATCGGCCGCCCGGGCTGCAGCTTGTTGGGCATGCTGGCGTAGGTCGGCAGGCTGATCCGCGAGATCTCGAGGTCCGCCTGGGTGGCTTCGACGCCCGCGCCGGTGCGGATGACCGCATCCAGCACGTCGACCGTGTCCGCCGGCAGCGTGTAGGTGGCGGTGCCCTCGACCAGATCGACGTTCGCCTCCTCGAAGGTCCACATGTTCAGGCCGCGGTTGGCCCAGTCGATGAACATCAGGTTCAGGCTGCGACGGGCCGTGCGCAGGTCGTAGCCCGAGCGCATCTCGGACCCCGCCCGCTCGTAGGCCTCCTCGACGATGTCGACGAGATCGAGGTCGAAGGTTGTCGTGCCTGAAGAGGCCATTTACGCTCCCCGCGCCTTGCCGTAACCGCGGCGGACAAGCCCGCCCTTCTTGAAACCCCGCGCTTCACGCCGCTCTTCAGCCGCAGCTTCACGGCCCGCTTGCTTCGCCGCCGGAGACAGTAGTACCTCGCCCATCTTCTTCCCGGCGTTCCATTCTTCATCTTGCTTGGCGTGGCGCGCAGCCGTCGCTCCGGCACTGAGTTCAGTGCCGTAGTCGTCGCGCTTCATCACCGCGTTCTTCACGCGGTGGATGACACCCTCGCGTTTTTGGTCAAGCCCGTACGGCGACAGAGGGTTCTTGTCGAGCTCCGCTTGGAGCGCGTCACGCCGCGGCTTGTCCTCCTTGCCCATCAGCAGCTCCGGGCCTTGCCGTAGCCGCGTTTGACCATGCCGCCGGAAGCGAAGGGTTTGGCCTTGCCTTTGGCGAAGGGGTTCGGTTTGCCCCCCTTGGCTTCCTTCTTCTCTTCAGCCGGCGTCTCTTTGCCCATCCAGGGCGGCATTTTCTTGGTGGCCATGTCGATTCCTCACGCGTAAAAGGCAGTAACCGCAATCGCACCGCCCGTGAGGGTGGCGTAGATGTCGGTGGTGAAACGCACGCCGTTGGCAGGCAACAGCACCTGCACCGTGGCAGTCACGCTCGCCGGCGAGTCGATCTCGCACAGGATCGTGCCGCTCGCTCCGCCATCGCGGAACTGGATCGTCCCGACAGCAGCGCCGGCTAGGATGGCCACCGCTTTGAGCCGCGCCGGGCCGGCTGAGATCGTTCCCGAACTCGTCCGGCGCGTGCTTCGAACATCAGACTCCATCGTCATGATGTTCCCCTATTACAGCGCGGTGCCGCTCGGGTACTGCGAGCCGTCCGCCGCACGCTGGATGTACTCGATGGTCACAACGATGGTGCCCGCCGTCGGGTCGCCCGTGGCAGCCGTGAAGGTGCCGTAGACGGTAACGTCCGAGGTGCCGATGTTGTTGGTGTCCACCGGCTTCATCGCCGCGTCCAGCGTGGCCTGCACGGTCGGAACGGCCGTCAGCCCCAAGTTGGCGCTGCCCATGTAGAGCGCTGCCGAACCTGACGTGCCGAAGGTCGCCGCAACCTCGCTGACGCTACCGCCAGAGATCGCAACCGTCTTCTCGACGCGGAACCGCAGGATCTTGGAGCCGGCCGGCAGGATGGCGAGCGCCACTGCGGTCGGGGAGCCCTTGGCAACCGTACCGGCGGCCAGGGAAATCGACTGGGTCAGGAGGGGAAGACCGGTGTTGCGGCCTGCGTTTTGCTTGACCGTGCCCGACAGGACCGGGCCGCTGAAAGTCGAGAACGACATGTCATTTCCTCATTTGCACCCGGCGTCTCTGAGGGGAGTCTGCCTAGCCAGTCGACGGGTGAGGGGGTGTTCTAGGTCTGCCCGTTATATCACCGCCCTTTAGGGAAGGCAATCGCCTCGCTGTCGTCCGGTAGCGCGTTGGACTTCACTGCGTTCTCGTGCCGCGTCACGATCCTCAAATTCCAAGGCACGTGCAAGCCGCAGACGCTCTCCGATCGCAACGGGATGATGTGGTCAACGACGTAGCTTTCGCCCGACACCTTCGAAATGGCCATAGCCGCTTGGTACATCTGGCGCATCTCCGTCTTCTGCGCACGCGTCAGCCAGGGCGGCGTCGCCTCTCGGTGCCGCCGGCGGCGATTGCTGGTGTCGGCCTTCACACGCTCCGGATTGTTTGTCTTCCACGAATCTCGATACCGACGTTTCGCCTCGGTAGGACGCGTCAGCGCCTTTGCAATCACCGCTTCTCGGTTTTCCGCGTAGTAGCGGGCCTTGGCCGCCGCGCCCGCCGGCGACTTGTTGTACGCCGCAAAGTACTCCGCGCGCCGCGGCGCGCTGGTTTTAGCTTCGACCTTGACGCACTCGACACAAACCCCCTTCGTCTTGCGCAGGGCCACGTGCCCGTGTTTGCAGGGGAGCCCGGTGAAGTAGTGCGTTGCACCCAGTAGTTTTGCTTCGGCCCGCGTCGTCGGAATACGCATTGCATCCTCCTATGTGTTTTGACACGGGTAATTTACCACGAAGCCGGACGGTCGTGCAACAGACGTAAAAAAGCCCGCCGAAGCGGGCTTTTTGTCGCCGGATGAGACTTTTTAGGTCGAACCGGGCGAGCCGTAGATGGCCAACGGATCCGACACGCCGAACGAGTACCGTTCACGGGCCTTGTAGCGCACGTTTCCGGTATCAAAATCACCATCCATTTTTGTGGTCATCGGCGCGCGCACGAACATCTTCAGGCCGTTGGGCACGTCAGTGGTCAGGAACCACTGATTGGTGTCGGTCAGCCAGTGATTGACCGTGTAGCCCTCGGGGATCGACCCGTTGGACTTGAGCGCGTTGATGTCGTTGTCAGCCGTACCAACCCGCTGCGTGGTCTCGAGCAGCCGGGTGGCCACGAAAGTCAGCGCCGGGGGCAGGATCAGCTTGCGGGGCTTGGCCGCCAGCAGCAGGCCGCGCTCGTCCGTCCAGGCCGCAATCGCGATGACCGCCGCTTCCAGCGACGTCTCGTTCAGGTCGACGCCGGTGGTTGGGCGGTTGCTGTTGGTCGAGCCATTGACCAGCGGGTGCGCGGTCGAGAGCAGCGACACACCGTCACCGTACAGGTACGAGGAGCTGGTAGCGTTGTTCAGGATCGCCGCGGCCTTCACCTGTTTGGTGTAGGCCATGCCACGGGCGAGCGCCTTAGTGTACCGAGCCGAGAGCTTGTCGTAGAGGTTGTCCTCGACGGCTTCCTCGGTGATCGAGAACCCCAGGGCGATGGTCTCGTGCGTGTAGCGAGCGGTCCACGCTTCCTGCGCGTTGTCGTACGAGATCGAGCTGCCCTCGGATTTGACCGGTGCCGCGCCGAAGCCCGACAGTTTGGTCTCCTCTTCGAACGAGCGATCGGAGGTCTCGATGTCGTAGATCTCTTTGTGCTCTTCGCCGTAGCGCTTGTACTCCAGACCGAACAGAGCGTTCAACCCGGGGAGCAGTTCCTTGAGCAGCTGTGCGCGTGAGATTGCCATGATCGGTTCTCCTTAGATGCCGAGCGAGTTGGTGTAGGAGTGGACACCGACGTTCAGCTTGACGATGAACTCCGGATAGGTGTCCCCCTCGGTGCCCGCCACGACGTCGACGATGCGCACTGCGTAGGTAGCCGTGGCCACCAGACCGGCGCCGTTGGAGCCGACCAGCAGGTTCATGCCCGAGTTGCCCGTGGTGGTGCTGCCCGCTGTGCCGAAGCCCAGCTGCGCGTTCTTGCCGATCGCGCCGGCCCAGCCCGAACCCGCGGTGCCGCTGTTGAAGGTGCCCAGCGCAGCCGAGCCCTGGATCTGGAACAGCGTGTTGGGGTCGTCCACCACCTGAATCCAGATGTTGCGGTAGCCGGCCGTATAGGCACCGGCAGGCAGGAACTGCCCCCACATCGGCTGTCCGACAGGCGCCGGCAGCACGTAACGCGCGCCGACGCACACACCCACGATACCGGCCGTAGCGTCCGCAGACGTCGCCGGAATCTTGACCGCCACCGGGGTGGCCGAGACCGCGGCCGGCAGGCCAGCGGTGGTCAGAGCGACGAGGTCGCCGTTGAAGATGGCCGCGGCAACGTTCGTCGCGGCCGGGAATTCGCGCATTGCCCCGGCGAAATACTGCCCACCGATCATCTTGACCGGGCGAAGGCCGTAGGGGGAAGCAACTGATGCCATTTGATACTCCCTGGATTAGGAACCGCGTCCGAACGAGACCTGCGAGTGCTTGTCCTTGAACAGGGGCATCCGGGGGTCGCTCTCGCGCATGAAATTGTTGTCCACCGACTCGGCCTGGGCCGCGGCCTGCTGCTCGTAGTACGCACGGCGCGATTCAGCGACGTCCGTGGGCATCTTGCAGAGAATCAGCCCACCGATCTCGACGTTGCCGCTGCCACCGACTTGCAGTTCCGGGTGGTCTTCGGCCTTCACAGGCACCCAACCTTCACGGAAGCGCTGCGAGACGTTGGCCTGCACCGACTGGCCCAGCACGTGGGTGGCGATCCAGCGATAGGTGTAGCCCGGTTCCGGGGTCGGATCGGGCAGCGTGCTCGGCGGTTTGTAGACCATTCGAGCAGTCTTCTCGCGGGTGACGTTTTCACGGGGTGTGCGGTTGTCGGCCATCAGGATTCATCCTGCTGCTGCTTTGCAACGGCAGCTGCGTACTGTTGAGGGGTCAGATTCAGGCGTTTGGCCAGCGCCAGCGCGGTGGGCGTGAGCTGGATCTTGCGCGTTGCCGTGGTGCGTGTGCCGGAAGCGACGACAGTCGCGGTCCGTTGGGCATTGGGCTTCGGTTTTGGCTTCGTCCCGAAGAAATCGGGGAAGGTTTGATGCATGCGCTCGTCGATTCGAGCGAAATAATCATCGGATCCGACGACGATCCCTTCGTCCGCCAGTTCGTTGTGCACGCCCAGCGAGAACAGCGTCATTGCCTTGTGCTGCGGTGCCCCCCACCACTGGTTTCGAGCCTGCCAGCGCAGAGTTTTGTCATCGATAGGGGCTGCAACTTCAGCTTCTGGTTGCGGTTGTACCACCTGCTGTTGCGGCTGTACAGGGGGCGGACGGAAGCTTTTGGCCGCATTCCACGCATTTTTGGCATCGCTGAGCTCTTCCTGCGCAGCCACGATCGCGTCGGTGTCAAACGCCTCGTGCGCCTCCTTCAGCTTTGCCCGGGCGTTGTTCAGCCGCAGCTCGGCGGCGTTGCCGGCCGTCGCCGCGTACTGAATCGCGCCGGCGTTGTACTGCTCGCGCAACTGGCGGTTCTCTTCGGCCAGGGCGCGCGCGATGCGCTCAGCTTCCTGCTTCTCGCGCAGCGTTTGCTCTTTGGCCCGGCGCTCGTCGTGGCGCGCGTGCGTCAGATCGTTGATCCGCTTGCGCACCCCTTCGGAGTAGGCGCCCAGCTCCTCGTCGGTCGGCTCCTCGACGGGCTTTTCCAGCGGTTTGCGGTTGCGGTCGGGCTCCGGAACGTCGTCGACAATCTCAATTTCGACGTCCTGATCGTCCGCCAGGGGGTTGGACTCGTTGTCTTCGGCCTGCAGGCCGGTGTTTTCTGTCGGATCACTCATTCCAGCCGCTCCCAATCTTCTGCCAGCATGTCAGTCTGCGAAGCCAGCCAGGGGACCACCATCCCGTCGGCCGTTTTCATGTCGATGTGCGCGTGATAGCGCACAGTCGTGCCCTCGGGGTAGATCCCGAGCAGGGGCGGGCGGCTGACCTGAAAAACGCTGCCCGGCACGAGGAAAATGAACATGCCTTTGCCGTTCCAACCGGCGCGAGCGACCCTTTTTCCCGCCTTCAGGGCGAGAAGCGCAGTGCTGAAGTCCATGGTCCGCTCCTTCAAACGCGCGTGACGCCGCGGGGATCGTCCACAACGGCCTCGACCATGTCGTCGTTGATCACCCGGAACTCTTTGCCGAAGACCTTGAACCGGGTGCCCGAGTAGGTACGCACCAGCACGAAGTCGCCCTTCTCGCACCAGGGGCCCGAGGGGAACCGCGACGTGTCTTTGTAGGCGTCCGGGCCCACTTTGAGCACGAACAGCACCGTGGTGCCGTGCTCCTCGGCCTTGAGCAGCGTGTCAGGGCGCACCAGTGAGCTGTTGTCGAACTTCTGGGCGACCTCGGGGACCATGCACAGCAGCTTGTGGCCGGCAGGGTCCGGAACAGAGGTGGTTTTCTGCTCGTCCGTGGCCTGCGGCGGGGGTTCGTCGGCCGGCTGGATGGTCGGTGCCACCGGGGCCAGTTGATCCACGTAGCTGGCCGCCTGTTCGGACAGCACTTGCGTGTCCAGCAGCTGGCTGATCTCCGTCATCTCACTCGTCGTCATTTGCGTTTTCCACCTTTTCAAGCAGGGACTTGAGCCTGTCATCGGCCAGCGTGAGTCCCCGGATCACGCCGACGGCATACCGGTACTCGTCGAAGGTGGCGCATTTGCTCAACAGCACGCGCTCCTGATGGCTTTCGACGAGGTCTTTCAGTTCTGCGCGCAGCGCCGCTGCGAATTGCTCGATCATGGTTTGCTCGGTTTAGGTGGGGTGGGTTTGTCCAGCTTCTGCTGGTCCAGCCGATCGCGGGCCTTGTCCCGGGCGATCTGCGCGCCGATGCGCGTGCCCTCGGCCATCTGGTTTGCGGCCAGCGTGGTGCGGCTCTTCTCCACGTCCACGCCGAGCTTCGCCCCCTGGATCTCCTTGTCGCTCTCCATCTTGTCGCGCGCGAGCTGCAGCTTGTCGACCTTGTCTGCTGCGTCGATGGTCGCTTTCTTTTCGGCAATCTCGGCGAGCTTGGCCTTGATCTGGACCTCCTGGGCCTTCAGCGCCAGCTCCTGCTGCTGCATCTGGAGCACCGGGTCCTTGGCCTGCTGCGCGGCCTGCTCGGCGGCAGCCTTTTGCTGGCTCTGCATGAGCACTTGCTGGGCGGCCTGGGCCATCATCCCGGAGAGCGCCACCTCGAGCTCTGGCGAGAGCTTCTCGCCCTCGGCCGGCATGGGCATCCCGAGCTGCTGCTCGATCTTCTGACGATAGGCAAACCCAACATGCTCGGCGACGTGCGCCTGCATCGCGGCCATCAGCATCGGCGCCTGGGGGTTCTGCCCGAGCAGCTTCATGATGATCGGGTCCTGCATGGCCGACATGTGCACCTTGATGTGCGACTCGTGGTCCTGATGCAGGAACGCCTTGACCGGCTTGGCCTTCAACACCGCCATGTTCTCGCTCACAGGGTCCACCGGGCGCAGATCGTCGGGCAGCGCCACCAGCTTGTCGGCGTTCTTGATCCCCAACACGTCGAGCATGCCGCGGTGCAGCTGTGGCAGGTCGTAGATCTGGGGCGCCATCTGAGCCAGCTGGATCACGGCTTGGTACTGCACCACGCGCTGCGCCATGGTGGACGCATTGGGGTCGCTAACGGGTACCACGTCGACCATGGCGTAGTCTTCGCGCCGCGCCGGCGGGCTGCCGGTATCGGGCTCGTAGTCGTACTCGGGGTCGTCGGCAATGTTGTCGACCACCAGCTGCTTGATGAGTTTCAGCTCCTGGGTGAGCGAGTTGTGCGTGCGCCCCTGCACCGCGGTCATCACCTTCAGCTGGCGCTCGATCAGGGCGAGCACCGTGCCCACCGGCGCCTGGGCGCTCATGTCGGAGACCTGCATGTCGGCCGTGGAGGCGAACCGGCGGCCTTCCTCGATGATCATCTGCAGCAGGTTGAATAGCGTCGCGCTGGGCTCCTTGTACGGCAGGGGCAGGATGTTGTCCTTGATCGTGCCGCTGCCCACGTCGACGTCGCGGAACTCGCCCGGCTCGATCGGCGTGTCGTCGCCCTTGATGCGCAGCCCCCTGGATTTGAGGCCGCCCGGCAAGTTGGAGAGCGTGCCGGCGTCCATCAGCTGGCGCATCGTGCCCGTGGCCGAGCTGGCAAAGCTGCCGATCAGGTGGAACAGCCCGAACCCGTAGGGGCCAAACCCGGGGATGTAGTCGTACTGGACGAAGTGCTGGCGGCGCTGCTTGAGCGGGTCGTCTTCCTTCCAGTTGCGCCGCACTGAGAGCACGATGTTGGTGTCGCGGATCAGCGTGACCACGTAGGGCAGCGCCACGCCCGTGGGTCCCTCTGCGTCTTCGTCCTCGAAGCCCTTCAGATCGAGGTCAACGCAGGCCTCGTACAGGGGGTAGAACTCGTCGTTGAGATCGCTCATGCCAATCTCTTCGTCCATCGCTTGGCGGATCTCGTCGATGTTCTTGGTGGGCAGCGGCAGCTCGACTTTGCGGTAGAACCCGGTGTGCTGCAGCTGTTTGAGCTCATTCTCGGTCTTGCGCATCACGTGCGTGACCCGGTGCGAGGCCCGCACCCCCGACACCCCGTAGGGCAGCAGCACGTCGCCGGCCTGCACGTACTCGCTGACGGGGCGCCCCTTGGAGGGGTCGTAATAGACCTTCTTGAACCCGGCGCCGCACCCGGGCAGGCCAAACAGCAGGCGCTCGTGCTCGCCGCGGAACTCCGGCATGCGCTCGGTCAGCATGTAGTTCATGTCGGTGATCACGCGCTCGGAGGCTGCCTTCTTCTTGGGCGTCTCCTTGCCGATGATCTTGGCCTTGGTGGGCCCGGCCGCCGGGAAGGTCTCGGTGATCAGCTCGGACTGGAAGCGCACCATCGCCTCAGTGATCATCGGGTGGTTCACGTCGCTCGCGCCCGGCCAGGGGCTGGTGCGCGGCTCTTTCTTCAACCCCAGGAGCTTGATGCCGTCGATGTACATCTTCTCCCAGTCGGAGCGGCTGTTCCGATCGTTGTCGATGTCGTGCGCCAAGTCGCTGGCCAGAACGGCCAGCGCGGAGTCGTCGAGCTCCTCAGCGAGGTTGTCGGAGAAGCCTGTCTCGGCTTCAGCCTCGACTTCGTCCAGGCCCATCAGGAGCGCCAGCTCTTCGGGGTCAGGCGCATCGGGGTCAACCACCTCGATCTCGTAGGCTGTTTCCTGCTCGGCTGCTTGGGGAATGCCGGTGGGCGGCGCGTACAGTCCCGCGACGAGGTTGCGCGGGGTTGGAC